GTACTTCAAATCTTTGTCCTCTTTCATTAGCAGTAAGATATATATCTCCCGTACCAATATTAAGGTCACCACCTTCTGCTTTACCCGCAGAAACACCCTCATTATAGATTGTGGTAGGGTCAATAACAACTCTATCCAAACCATCAAATCCTTCACTTTGGTCAACAACAATATATCCATTATCATCCCTATCTCCCATAGAAGGTGTTACCCACTTGTCTTCAAGATTACAAGATACAATCTCACCGCCTTCACATTCTTGGTAAGCAATTACTTGTGAACCCGCATTAAATTGAAGTGTTCCCCTATAATCAGCAATTACACCATAAACAACAATATAAGCACCTACTTTGATTTGGTCTTCACTTGTGAAACTATCTCCATTCATCCATTTACCTCTATAAACAGAGAAGCCATTATCAAGGGTATATGTCGCATTACCATACTGTGTATTTACCTCCTTAATATCTGTGATTTGACCACCTACATAGTAGTATGTTCCGTAATCAATAGTACCGCCATTATTGAAAGTATCTAAAAGGTCGGATGCTTTATGGATTCTGATTGCTCCACCATTTTCAAGTTCAACTATGAACTTTGACCATCCATCATAGCCATCTTCTGCTGCGTATAGTTCATAGAAACCCGCATCATTTGTTGTAAGAAAAATGCTACCTTCTCCAAGATTGCAAGAACCACCTTCGGGACAATCGGGACATTCTCCTATTGGAATATCCACAGTAACAGTACCCCATCCGTCTTCTCTCTCATACTGTCCATTTTCAGTAACATAGAGATTTAACAGTTGGTCTTTCTGATACTCTTTTCCGTCTTCCAAACCCTCTCTATAACCATCCTCATAAGTCTTCGTTGAAGCAATATAGGCTTCCTTCTGTAACTCATTACGTGGTATAAAGATAGTCTGTGTTTCTGTCGTATTCTTTATATAAATCATTATAAATCTATTTTATTATCAAATATAATCTACCGCCCAATTTGTTTTTTATCAATATTTTTTGTATTTTCTCACTATGAGTAATAATATTGAAATATGGAAGCCCGTTGTAGGGTATGAGGGACTTTATGAAGTTAGTAGTATGGGTAATGTAAGAAGTAGTAATTATAACCACACAAATAAACCTAAGTTATTAAAACAAGAGTTATGTAAAAATGGTGGTTTAAGGGTGACACTTTACAAGCACACAAAAACAAGATTTTTGGTACATCGTCTTGTAGCAGAAGCATTTATCCCCAATCCTAATAATTTACCCGAAATAGACCATATAAATACGAACCGCACAGATAATACTGTATGGTTGAATGAAGATGGTTCTGTAAATTATAATAAAACAAACCTAAGATGGTGTACAAGAAAAGGAAATATGAATAATCCTATCACTCGTGCAAAATTAAGTAATTCAAAACTTTATCACACTTACAATATGAAAGCAATAATACAAACATCAAAAGATGGTACTTTCATAGAAGAATATAAATGCACAAGGGAAGCAGAAAGGGCAACAAATATAGACCATTCAAGTATCAATAAATGTTGTAAAGGAATATATAAAACTGCGGGTGGTTTTATATGGAAATATAAAGAGGTGGCTTAACTAACCACCTCTTTATCTGTTAATGCATTATCTGTCACTTCAACCGAGAATGGTTTGATTGTTACACTATTCTTAACACCAAAGATTTTGTCAAGATTATCTATGATTGTGTCGGCAATCGTCTTAACAACTGTCCTATTGTAAATAGCGAAAGACTGCAAATATTCATCTTGAGAGAAACCATTATTTTCTTTCATTATACCAAAAAGAATAGGCTGCGCACGGAACGCTGTGAATATCTGATTTTGGCAACGCTTAACCAAACTTTCATATTTTGAGCCAAAATCCTCTACATCAAGTTTTTCAAGGGTTGTTGCGTTATCTTTCCCGTTAGCAAAATTGATGAGGATACGACCCGCATTAGATGCTCCCGCAAACTTTTCATTCACATTCTTCTCAATCTCATATTTCTGTTCATCCGAAGGAATACCGTTCAAGAAATTAAGGATATATGAACCCGCAAACCCATTCTCCAAAGAACTAAGGTGATATGTATCAATTGCTCTTTCCATTTCGCAAGCCTTAATACTACCACTATATCTTGGTGTAGGATAAGTCTTTGATTTTTCGTTAGTTACGTAAAGTATTGAAGACGGAATATCCCTATTTTCCTTTATGAACTTAGGATAAACAACCATCTTATTTGCACGTACGTATTTCTTAGTGAAATCCTCTGAATAATACAGTACCTCATTCTTCTTTGAACTACGTACATTTCTGAAATCCACATAGTAAAGTTCTCTTACATCACCCACCTTATTACGGATTATTTGGATTGCATAACCACCATAGATAAGATAATCTCTTGCAAGAAGTCTTATAAGTTCTCGCATAGTATCTCCTTTGGTGTTCACCTCAACATCAAACCCTTTAACATTACAAGTCACATCATCACCGATAACATAATCAGCAGTACCCTCTATGACTGTTTTAAGTGTTGAAACATCATTAAACAAGCCCCATAAATAATCGGGGTATCTGTTATCTTCTCCATAAAGGACAAAATCTTTAACACCCTCTTTCTCAGTAGGTTGTGGTATTAAACTCTCCCATTCCTTATCTGTGGCAGCAAATGCCATCTGTATCTTATTCTCCATATACTATATATCCTTTTTTATTGTCATTATATTCCTTATTGATATTGGCATCCCTTTTATAATCACCTATCTGTAAGAGACCCGTTGCTTTTACCTCTTCTCCGTCTAACAGTCTGTATGTGTATTCCCCATCTTCATAAATACCTTCCAAACAGATGTCAAATGAATAGAATAAAGCACTATTGTTTTTGTCCTCAAGATTTTCAAGAACCGTAGTCTTTTTAGATAAATTGTGAATTATCTCTAATTTCATCATAATTATTATGCTTTTAGTATAAATATAATAGCAACTCACCTTGGATTTGTAAAGATTTATTTGTATATCTGCATTATGGAAGAGATTTGGAAAGATATTGAAGAATACGAAGGACTGTACCAAGTGAGTAGTGAAGGTAGAGTGAGAAGCCTTGATAGAGTGGGAGATAGGGGTTGGAATTATAAGGGAAAAATATTAAAACCCTCCATTAACCCAAATGGTTACTGTGTTGTTGGTTTATTCAAAAATGGTACGCAGAAAAAGAATATGGTTCACCGTCTTGTAGCAGAAGCATTTATACCCAACCCCAACAACAAACCTTATTGTGACCACATAAATACCATTAAAACAGACAATAGAGTGGAAAATATCCGTTGGGTAACTCATAAAGAAAATATGAATAACCCTTTAAGTATTAAACAAAGAAAAGGACATACAGAATGGTGTAAAAGGGGAGAAGAACACCACAGAAATAAACCCGTTATACAATACGATAAAAAGAACAATTTTATAAGAGAATACTTTTCTATTAGAGAAGCAAGTAAAGAAAATAGTGTCAGAGAACAAGGTATTTCTGCTTGTTGTAGTGGTAAACTTAAAACTTGCGGTGGATATATATGGAAATATAAAAGGATAGCCATTTGACTATCCTTTAACTATTTGTGTGTTATTTAATTACTCTGTTGGTTCTGTTACTTCTGTTGGTTTCACATCAAGACGATAAGGGAACTGTTTTGCTTCATCAGTAAGAGTGATAGTGTAACGGTTTGCGTCACCCATAGCAGTACCCGTTTCACCCGCACCCGCAGTTGCAGTAAGCGGAGCATCAGCACCTAAGAACCAAAGTTCACCGTTGCTATCCTCTACGACTGCCATCAACTCATCAAGAGCAAGTGCTTGAATAGAAGCACGTTTAGCAGCATCCATACGTGAGAAAACAAGAGCAAGTTCAGTTGTTACATATGAAGCACCATCTGTACTGTTATTGAGGGTTGAAGTCATAGATGCTACATTCTTACGCATCTTGAAGTTATACCAAGAAGAACCTTCTTTTAAAGAAACAAGTTCACCCTTTCCTTCTGCATCCTTTACAATAGCATCCTCCACCCACTCAGCAAGCCACACATTCTTGATACCTCCTAAGTTGGCAAGACAAGGATTATATGTGTAAGTTTTAAGTAAATTACAAGTAGCCATAATTGTTATATGTTGTTTAATGTATTATTATTCTTAATAAATGGGGTTTACCCTATTGTAAACCCCTTAATTTCAATAGTTTACTATCGTCCACTTACTACAAGGTCAGGGAAGATGAAAGCAGCACCATAGTTGAAGCGAACCTTAACTCTGTAAGTATCGTTATCATCTGAGAACCAAACCTTTACTTCCTCTGCGTTACCCATAAAGTCAGTTGCATAAACCATATTCTTAGGTGAAGTACCGTAAGTTGTGTTATCCTTAATACCTCTTGCCTTGCGAACCTTTACAGATGCGCCAGGGATGAAGATTTCCTCTAAAGCACCATCAGCGGGATTGTAGTGGTAAAGATTCTTCTCTACAAGAGCAGCAACATACTCTCTGAAAAGTGAAGGAGATACGAAGATGATACCATCCTCAAGGAACTTTTCATCCATTCTCATATAAGTTGCCATAACCTTGTCATATGCGGTTGTAGCACCCGCTTCCTCATATGAGAAGTTGGTTGTACCCGATTCACTAAGTTGTCCCCATACACCATCCTCTATCTGACGGTTGATGTCCTTTACAAGACCCTCAACAATCTCTGCTTCAAAAGGAAGTGCATCCTCGTTAGCACCTACTCTAACCTTATACTCAGCAAACTTTCCGATAAGTTTCTCAGCACAGAACTCTGTGTTAACCTTATACTGTTTTGTTACGATAGTAACATCCTTAATCTCAAGGTCTCCCGATGCGTTGAAACCACACTCTCCGTTAACCTCTTGAAGAGCAGCCGAAATAGTTGCGGGATGAATCTTTGCAGTACCCTTTACACCAAGTTCCTTTGTCATAAGTGGAACTGTATTACCATACTCGCCACCGAATACGATGTCCTTAAGGATAATGTCTTTGTTCTCTGCTACATAAGCACCAAGTGCATCTACATTATAAGCCATAATTTTCTATCTATTTAATTGATTATTATTATTTTCCGTTTTATGGTAAAATATACACCGTTTTATTTTTGGTCTATTTGTTAAAACTTGTAACCACGTTTTGCCATCTTACCCTTTGGAGAGTTATCTACTACCTCTTTTGCGTTAGCGAACTCTTGTTCTGCATCCTTTGCAGCGGGTTCATTCTCCAACTCAGCAATTTTCGCTTTAAGTTCCTCAATCTCAGCATCTTTTGCTGCAAGTGTATCCTCTAACTCCTTGATTTTGAGGTCTTTCTCATCATCTTGAGGTTCATCAATAGGTTTTTCCTCTTCTTCAATAGGCTTTTCCTCTCCCTCAATAGGTTTTGGCTCTTCCTCAATAGGTTTTTCCTCTTCTGCTACGGGTGCTTCCTCTTTCTCCTTGATTTCCTCTACCTTACCTTCTTTAACTACGATAGTCTTAC